CGAAGAGGCCCTCGCGTTCCCGCACGCGTTTAAAGACCAGATCGATGCAACTTCTGGCGCGTTCACTGTGCTGAACTTGGCACCGCGCCCGAATATACGGAGCCTGAGGTGATTCATGGCAATGCGTGACTGGGTCGGCAAACAAGCCGTGCGGTGGGGCGTGCGTTTGCTAGGACCCGAAATGCGGAAGGATAATCCAGTCGGGCGATCCCTGGTAGCTATCTCCACTCCTGGCAGGCCGGTGTGGACGCCGGTGGAGTATCAGAAGCTTGCCGAGGAAGGATTCAACCGCAATATTTACGTGTATCGTTGCATCGATTACGTCTCCACCACCTGCGCCGGTATTCCGTGGCTGATGTTCAGCAAGTCACGTTCCAAGTTGACCGAGATCGAAGACCACCCGCTGCTGGACTTGCTGGACAAACCCAACCCCTTTCAGGCCGGACCCAAGTTCATTGAGGCAGTGGTCGCCTACCTGCAGTTGGCCGGGAACAGCTATATCACCACCGCCGGGCCCTCGGGCAACAAACCGCCGCTAGAACTGTGGACGCTACGGCCCGATCGGGTCAAGGTGGTTCCGGGCGATGCGGTGACATTGGTTCGGGGATACGAGTACACCGCCAATAACGTCACGGTTGGGGGTATGGACACCATCAATACGCGGCATCTTAAGACCTTTCACCCTACCAACGACTGGTACGGTCTCTCGCCGATCCAAGCGGCCGCGCGTTCCATCGACCAGAATAATGAGGCCAAAGCGTGGAATGTGGCGATGCTGCAAAATGGAGCTAAGCCCACTGGGGCGCTGTCCTCGACAGGCAGCATTTCCGATGACGAGTATGACCGATTACGGCGGCTTCTGAACGATGAGTGGACGGGCACTACCAACGCCGGGACTCCGCTGCTGCTTGAGGGCGGCATGACGTGGCAAGAGATGGGCGTGAGCCCCAAGGATATGGACTGGCTTGAGGGCCAGAAGCTCTCTGCGCGTGAGATCGCGATTGCCTTCGGGGTCCCGCCGGAGCTGATCGGAGATAACTCCAACAAGACGTACTCCAATTACCAAGAAGCACGCAAGGCCTATTACGAGGAAAAGATCCTGCCGTTGATGGATTGGCTCCAGGCCGAACTCAACGAGTGGCTGACCGTGCGGTATGGCGACCAGTACGTGCTTATGTACGACAAAGACTCGATCGAGGCGCTACAAGAAGATCGCCAGGTAGTATGGACCAATGTACTCAACGCGGTCAAGGCGGGGGTCCTGACGCCTAACGAGGCTCGTGAGGAACTGGGCTACGAGCTCTACGAGAATGAGGCCGCAGATCTCTTGTACATGACCACCGAGCAACTCCCGATCGAGCAGGCCGCCGAGCCACCTGTGGTACCGCCGGTGTCCTTGCTGCCGGGCCAAACGGTCGAGAACCCCAACCCGCCCGATCCAAACACAGGTCCTGCCCCAACCGGTGCAGAACCGGCGGTTCCTGGGGCAGAACCAACGACGCCCGCTGCACCTGTGGCACCTGCGGGGGATGAGAAGCGCCGCCCTTTCGTCTCAAAGCGCGGAGTGATGACGATCGAGTACGCCTCGGGCAAGAAAAAGAGCGTGCCCGCACCTCGTGGTACACAGCGATCGAGACTGTTGTCGACAAGCAGTTCGGCAAAGAGAAGCGCGCCGTCCTCGAAGCCTTTCGCAGCAGCGTTGACGCACAACACGGACTGAGCGTGGTGTCGGCCTATCTGATGTCGGACCCAGCCAAACAGGCCTGGCAGCAACTATTGGTTGCAACCTATGTGGCCGTGGGACAGGACTTTGGTACTATTACGGCCAAAGAGTTGGATCCGTACACCAGTGCCAAACTGTGGGTGCCGTCAAAGCGCAAAGATGACTACGATGTTGATATGGATCCAGACCTGGAGGATCTCTATGACGAGGATCCGTGGCTGGAAGATGTGGTGGATTATATTCTTGGCCCTGTGGGTCTCTCGAAGGTATCCGATATCACCGATACCACCCGCGATCAGGTTGCCCAAGTGGTGGCTGCGGCTGTTGAGGCCGGCCTGGGTATGGACGACATTGCCGCGAGTATATCGAGTCTATATGTGGGCCTGGGATCGCGCGCTACTATGATCGCGCGGACCGAGACTGTGGCGGCGAGTAACTGCGCCAGTCAGCAGTATGCGTTGGGCACGGGACTCACTCTGGTGGCTGGCAACCGGGGGATTACGTACTCGCGAGACCCACGCTGCCGCAGATGGGCAGCAGCAAGCACTCACGGATCCGTATGATGTCGGTGGCTCTCAGCTGATGTTCCCGGGGGATAGTTCTTTGGGGGCAGATGCAGGAGAGATTGTGAACTGCCGCTGTACCGAGACATACGATCCGGCGTAGGGGGAGACATGTTCGGAGATATTTTGTTCTACCGCAGTGACGGATCGTTCACGTCCCACTTGATTGAGTGGCGCACTCAATCAGACGTGGTGCATGTGGCGATCCGTTGGGACGATACGACGCAGGTAGCGGCTATGAACAACGGCGTGGTACTGATGGAGTACCAGCGCACAGGGCTGGTCTATCGGCCGCGACCCCTGATCTCCTTGCCCAAACAGGACAGTGTGCGGGACTGGTTGCATGCTCAGGTAGGGGACGAGTACTCGTACGAAGATATCTACGACGATATACTCAAGTTGAGTGGCAGAGCACTCCTGATCGGCCGCAAGGCTTTCGACTGTAGCCACCTGGCCGCGGCATTCCTGGCCAAGTGGGGTGATCCGGCGGTGTCCAAGTTTCAGCACTTCGAAACGGTGACGCCGGGTGATCTAGCGCGAGCGTGCGGCTACCAGCACTAAAGCCATTTGGGTCAATTTTACAAACTGAGCGTGACGGGGTCGTGCAGTTTGCGCGTTGGCGCGGTATCATAACCATAGAACTATACCCCGGATGTGCACCCGGGAGGAGATAGACATGCCAGTCCGTATGAAAACGGCCCCTTCGCACAAAACTCTGGTCCTGCACGACTTCAAGGCCTTGGATGATACCACGGGCAAGTTTTCCGGGTATCTGTCCACGTTCGGCAATGTTGACTATGGTAATGACTCGGTGCAGCCCGGAGCGTTTGTCAAGACTATCCGCGAAGCCAAAAGTACGCAGTCGGCAAGTGATTCGCCGTATCTTTTTCCGATCCTCTGGCAGCACAACCCCAACGAGCCGATCGGCGGCTTTGTCAATATGGCGGAGGATGCCAAGGGACTCTATGTCGAGGGTGAACTCGATATGGATATCCCACAAGGCCAGCGGGCGTATAGCGGGCTCAAGAAGAAGTACATTCGGGGCATGTCCATTGGCTATGATACGGTCAAAGAGCGTTGGGAGAAGGGCGTACGCAATCTGATCGAGCTGCGCCTGTGGGAAGGGTCCATTGTTACCTTTCCAATGAACGCGGAGGCGGATGTGACTACGGTGAAACGACGTGGCGCCGGAAAGCAGCGCCCGATTCCCCCGCGCCTGCAAAAGTCCGTCAATGATGGCGGCATTGCGGCAGTCGCGTGTCTGGCGCAGTACATCGATGATGCTACCGATGCCTTGGTGCAGTACTGTGACATGTTGGTGCAGCTGCTCGGTATCCCGGATCCAGATGGCATGGATAATGCCGCCCTCCAGACTGTCTCGGCTGCAGTGGCGGCTGTGGCCGGGGCAGAAGGTGTACAAGATCTAGCCCGACAGCTGGATACGGAATCGGACGTGGTAGCTACTGCGGCTGATAATCTTCTCGCCGCACTGGGTATCGCGGACGACGATGACTCTGATTATTCCTATGGTTACTATGGCGGATATATGTCCGCAGGTGCACCCGATGAGGCAAAGGTCGGCCGCACGTTCTCTGCCGCCAACGAAAAAGCGTTGGGGGATATTGCCGATAGCCTCGCGGGACACGCGACATCGATGAAGGGCATGTTGGGCGGCACTTACGACTCTGGTGACAGCAAAGGCGCTGTACAGGATGAGACTAAGCCGTCAACTGACACGCCCCGCGAGCAGCCGGAGCATAAGGCCACCACTGCCGCGCCCTCTGAGCCGGCCCAAGCCACTCAGGACAGCGACTACAGTGACGTCCTGGCGCAACTTCGCGCCCTAGCGAACTGAATGGGAGGCACACAAGTGCCAGACGACCAGAAGGCGCTTGGCGACCAGCTCCGAGAGCTTACTGCCGCTCTTCGCGAGAAGGCGGATCGCCAAGATCAAGAAATCAAGACGGTTGGTGCTTCGTTCCAGGAGACCAAGAACGCCCTTACCGAGATCAGCTCGCGCATCGACGTGGTCGAGACCCTGATGCGGCGCCCGTATGTCGGCAGCAATGCGCAGATCGCGGACATGTCCGCCGAGCGCAAAGCGTTCTCGAAGTTCGTGCGCGCCGCCAAGTTCAGCAACATGGAGCCCGCGTATCAGCAGGCCATGAAGCTGGCGGGTCCGGAAGATGCGAAGGCGCTGTCGCTGTCAGACGACACGACCGGCGGCTTCTTGGCTCCGGACGAATGGGTCAAAGACATCATCAAGGGTGTCGTGCTGATCTCCCCGATCCGGCAGATCGCCAACGTGCGGTCCACCACGATGCGATCGGTCATCATGCCGGTCCGCACAGGGCTGTTCGCGGCCAGGTGGGTCAATGAGATCACGACCCGCACCGAGACGACTGGTCTCCAGTTCGGCCGCCAGGAAATCCCGAACCACGAGATGTATGCCGAGGTGATTATCTCGCAGCAGGATCTCGAGGACAGCGCGTTCGATCTGGACGCTGAGATCCAGACGGAGACCGCGGAGCAGTTCGCGGTGGCCGAAGGCAAGGCGTTCGTCAATGGCACGGGTGTAGGTCAGCCGTTCGGCCTACTGGGCGCCAACACCGGTGTGGCGCAGGATACCTCGGGTACGGTGGGGACCCTGAAGTTCGACGACCTCATCACGTCCATGTACAACCTGAAGTCGGCCTACGCGGGCAACGCGCAGTGGCTGATGCGCCGTGAGACCATCGGCTACATCCGAGGCCTCAAAGATACCCAGAACCGCTATCTGTGGGAGCCGAGCTACCCCGATGGCCTGGGTGGCGCGCAACCGGCGACGATCCTGGGTCGTCCGTACATGGAAGTGCCGGACATGCCGCTCGTGGCAACCGGCGCGTTCGCGGTGATGTTCGGCGACTTCAAACGCGCGTACACAATCATCGATCGTGTACAGATGGTCGTCAAGGTTTTGACCGAGAAATATGCCGAGTCGGGCCAGCTGGCGTATCTGACGCGCAAGCGTGTCGGCGGCCAGGTGGTGCTGCCCGAGGCGATGCGGATCATCAAGATCCAGTAGGCTACGGCCCAAGGATCACGAGTCTGGTGGGCTACACTTCGGTGTAGCCCCAGGAGTGTGAGATGCGAGACCAACTTCGCGAGATTGCGCCTTCACTGGCCCTCGCGCCTGCGGCTCGGTCTGGGGCAACTAACAATGGCCTTGGGATCGACCGCCAACTGGGCGAAGCGCTGACCTTCATCTTGGCGATCGGCGTGGTGACAGACGGCACGCACACGTTCAAGCTCCAGGAGTCGAGCGACAATGCCACGTTCACGGACGTGGCGGCGTCTGACCAGCTGGGTGTCTTCACGAGCGCGACTTCTGGTGGTGGCGGCACGGCGGTGCAAGCTGTGGCGTATATCGGCTCGCTGCGCTATGTGCGTATCGTGCAGCTGATCGCGTCCGGTACGACAGGTGCGGTGACTTCCGCGGTCGCCTTCCTCGGCTACCTGCGCTATGCGCCGTCGGGATCCACGATCGTCTAGTATGCGGATACGCATGCTTCAGACGCGCTTGGGGTCCCCGAACGGTACCGACGTGCACGAGTATGTGGCGGGCGAGGAATACGACGAGACAACTTTCCCGCCACTGTCTCGAGAACTCGCGGAAAGTTTTGTACATCGGCACGTTGATGTTGCGGAGTGGGCAGATGTCGAAACTGGACCCGGACAACTTCCTGATACGCGACCTGAAGAGGCGCAACAGGATCTCCCCGCAGCTCCTCACCGCCCCAAGCGTCGAACCAGTGACGCTCGACCAGGTAAAAGCGTACCTGAAAGTTGACTTCACCGATGAAGACGCTATGCTCGCGGGACTCATCTCTCGGGCACGGCGTGGGGTGGAGGAGTACACACGGCGCGCGTTGCTAACTCAGACCTGGCAACAGCTGATGGACTATGGCCCATTCATGACTG